AATAAAATTATGATAAATAACGAAAGTGCTAATTATAATACAATAGGAAAAAACGATGAATGTTATACACCCGCATATGGTGTAACACCATTATTAGAATATATAAAACCAAATGATATTGTTTGGTGTCCATTTGATGATGAAAATAGTGAATTTGTAAAAATATTTAAAAAAAATAACATCAAAGTTATATATTCACATATTAAATATGGTCAAGATTTTTTTAAATATGAACCAAAAGAAAAATGGACTATATTGATATCAAACCCACCATTTACCAGAAAAAAAGAAATTTTTGAACGTGCGCTTAGTTTTAATAAACCGTTTGCATTATTAATGACTGCATCTTGGTTGAATGATTCAGCACCAGTTAAACTATTTTTAAATAGAAATTTAGAAATATTACATTTTACTAAACGTATGAAATTTAAAAATTGTGGTAACACTATACCATTTAAAGCTATATATTATTGTAGTGATTTTTTACCAAAAGGTAATATTATGAAAGAATTAAAAATTAAATAATTAAAAATTAACATTATGGAAACAATAAAAAATCAAAAAACAAAAAATCAAAAAACAAAAAATCAAATTCACCAACTTATTGATATACCAACCATCCCAGTTGATAGTCTAAACCTTCCAATTCAGAAACAATCGTATTCAGCAATAACTTCAATTATTGATAATAATATTGATATTGATTGATCAGAATTGAAATATATAAATAAAAAAACTATGAATTATTTTCATAGTTTTTTTATATTTCATCAATCAATTTTAAATTCTTTTCAAAATTTCTTAATGATTTGTAGAATTTTTCTAAATCTGTTTCGTATAATTTTAAAATTTCTTCGTAGATTTTAATTTTATTAGAAAATTCACTTTTCAATTGATTATTTGTAATGTTGTTTAATGTTTCATACATTAATTTATTATTAATATAATAAGTATCTAAGAAAATAAATCTATCTAATATTGTTGATGATACTTCAAATATTTTATCTATTTTAGAAATATCAAATGCGGTTACAGCATAATTATATTTGCCATTGTTTTTAAGAAAGTTATAAACCCAATCAACTTTGAAATTAAATTCATCTTTTACTGTTCCACCACCAATAGTTATTTTATCTTTGTTTTTGTCGTATTTATCAAAATTACTTTTTATAATAGAATCTACAAATATCGCTTTATATTTTATTGGCAAATAATCAAAATTTACTACATATAAAACATTTTTATTATTTACTATTTTTAGTTGCCTTTCTAATACACCTTCTTCATTATTATTCTTTAACGGTGGAATTGTCAATATTGGACACCATAATTTATTACCATTATAATTATATCTAGCAATATAAAATTTACCAATTTGTAATAATTTTATGTTTGTTGGGCTAACTTGATTATTTGGTTTTTTTAAAATAAACGTAAATAACATCAATGTTGAATCATCTTTAATTTTTTTGATGTTATTATTATATTGTCCATATAGAGCATAAACTTGATCAATAAAATCCATAATATTTTAATTATTTAGGTATTAATCCACTTAATTTTAGATGATCTTCAGTTATTATTACGAATTTCATATTTCTTTTTTCACACCATTCTCTAGCATAAGACCATTTGTGAAGATTTTTTTTATAAGTTACCAACGAATATTCATAATTTTCAAGCATTTTCATTGTTTCTTTTTTTGGTGGATTAGGTGGTAATGTTTCACTTTTTGGTTTAATTTCAATAACCATTCTATCATATTTTTCAGGATCATCTGGTGATATCATTTCAACCCAAAAATCAGGAATATAACGATGGGTTTCTGTTTGTCCTATCTTATTTACCATTTGATAAGTTATTATTACACTTTCAGTACTCCATTTTACAATTTTTTCATTCATATCACAGAATTTACAAAAAGCAAATTCCCATGAACTACGATAAGATATTGGTGTGTGTCCAATATATTTTTCAATATTTTGTGGAATGTAATGACCTTGTTTATATTTATTTTTACCATTCTTATTTCTAACATTTCCCAATTTGCCTGGATTTAGTGACATATTTTAAAATTATTTTTAATATTTCCTAATTGCTTTAGGATTTGGTGGGTCTTGAATTAATTTAGTATTATCTGTTATCGGAATATATGTTCGACCCCGATTAGCTGATGCAACATCATAAAGTGTCGGAAATGATGTATATCCACCACCCTTAACATCTTGAAATTGAATATCTCGAACTAGCATGATAAAATCATTATCACTTCTATATGGTGTTGAATATGCACCAGGTACAGAATCAATATATCCTTCGCTTCTAACCCAATCTTTTAAAGCCATATCAATTTTTTTATTGTATATATAATTTTTTTTATCCTACAACAAAATAATTATAAATTATGTAATCCTTTACCATCATTAGAATGGTTTAAACTTATCATTTTTGGTGATTCTTGATTATTCTTTTTTTGATAAATTGTATTTAAACCAGCAGCAATTCCACGTTTACATATTTCTGAAAAATATGGAAAAGCAGATGAATATTTTTTTTCATTAAATCCTTGCCAATTTTGTAACATCATTAATATGCCTTGTTGCATACAGTCAAATTTATCATCAGGTGTTTTATATTTTCTTTCAAATTTTCTTATCATTTCTTCACCGATTTTTATAATCATTTTTTCTGATTTTCTAGTTAATTTACCTTTACCGAGTGAAATTTTGATTTCGAAATAAAATTCATCATCATCTATGTATCTTGCCATATATTTATTTTTCTTTTTTTTCTTTTTTCTTTTTTTATTATCTGAAAGCCTTTAAATATATGTAAATAATCGAATACCTTTATGCCTATTAAACACAATATATATTATATTAAATTATAAAAGTTTATAAAAAAATAAGGGATTTCATAAAAATGAAATCCCATTTATTTTTATTTAACAATTAAAATTATAAAATCATTCTTTTAGCTTTAACTTTATCTGCTTTAATTGTTCCCAAATTTTTGTATAATTCATGTTTAGAAATTAATAAATTTTCAAAAGCTTTCTTTAAATTTTCATCTTCATTTAATAAATCTTCATTTTCTTTCAATAATGCAAGACTTTCATCTATTTCTTTAATAGCTTCTTTTATTTCCATTTCTTTATCTTCCAATGCTTTTAAATGTTTTACTTCTTTTGATAATTTGTTATCTAAAAATTTGCTTAAATCATAATCTAATTCTTTTTGAATATCATTAATTAAGTCATTTGCTGAATTATATTCATAAAATGCTGTACCAGTTCTTGCATCACAATTATATACATACATTTTATCATTATAATTAACCACATAGCATTCTAAATATGGATATAATGTATTTTCAACTTTAAGTGCAATATCTAAATCTACAAATTTATCTATATTGTTTGCTGTTGTTGTTGATAATACATAATAATCACCTTTAAGCCAAGGAATAATTTTTGATTGAAATAAATTTTCTAATGTAGTTTCTTTATCCAATTTTTCTTCATTTAAAAATACTTCTTTATCATTTTTAGTTGAAATACTTAAAGTTAAATTTTCATCCAATCTAAATGAAATTGAATCTTCTTTAATATCACCAATTGTCATTACTTTTTCTAAAATTCTAAATTCTCTAATTTTTTCAATGTCTTTAATATGATTTTCTACTAATGTTTGTTTTACTTCATCTTGATTAATTAAAAACCAACGATCTTTTATAAATACCATATTACCTTCTTCAACTTTTTCAACAACTGTAAAAACCTTTGAAGCCTTACCCGAATTCACTAAATTTTGTCTTTGGATAGGATTATTCATATAACCATTCAAAAACAATTTTACTTCAGGAATCCAATCATGTATTACCAATTCATTTACAATTGATGACATTTTTGAATCAGTATCTTCCAAATTAATTATATTAAGAATTGAACTTAATGCTGGACGATACATTTGACCATAATTTTTTCTTTCAATTTTTTTGTACAAATCTTTTAAATTGTAATTTATTGGATCACTTTTTATTTCATCTTCAAAAGATTCAACAAGTTTTGCTACTTTATTATCCCACATCAATGGTGATAATGTTTCTTTTAATGAAGATACCAATTCTTTTTCAGAAAATTTGTCATAATCCCTGATATATCTTTCAGTAATTATACTTAATTCGTGTTCTTCGATTGGTAAATCTTTCTTAAAATTGAACAAATCATACTTTAAATTTTTCATATTATTATTATTTATTTTTTTTTATTTTTGATGCTATATCTTGCATACTTTTTTATTTTTTAATTCATTTTCGATTATATATATTATTAAAAAAATATCATTTTTTGTCAAAATATAAAACAAAAAAAAAGACATAACAAATACGTTATGTCTTTTTTACACCATGATTTCTATCTCGCATACTTATTTTAGAAAACTTTCTATTATCTATTTTTTTATTTGTTATTATTTTGGTCAATTCTGTATTTTTTATTGTTTTATTTCGATGTGCTATAAATTTAATTCGTTCTAAATCTGTCATATTTTTAATTATATCACCATTTAATTTTCTGAATTTTTCAGGTTGTTTACCTGGTTTTTTTATTCTATATTCTTCGGTTATTCCGATTTCATCTAAAATATCATCCATAAATGTCACAAGTTCAGAATTATAATATACCCATCTTAAATATTCTAATTCCCCCAAATTTATAATGTCACCTACACGATAATCTTTATATTTACCGAATCCAATTATACTTTTTTTTGTCATTGTTCTTAATAGTGTGACATATGATTTATTAGAATCAAACGTATTATATTCACATATATGTTTCATAATAGTATATTGTTTTATTGTATATATTCATTTTTAAAATTGAATAAATTTAATATATAACAATATGAAAACTATAAAAACATTTGAAGAATATTCAACATTATCAGTATCATTAGATGGTAAAGTGAAAATGAAATTAAAATTGGGTGATGAAATATTATCTGGTAAATTTAAAAATAAGAAAATTAAAATTAAATCTATAAATACAAACGATAAGGGTGATATTACAATTAATGGTAAACCATTCAATAAAATGCGAACAATAAAAAAAGAGGATTAATCCTCTTTTTTATTGTCC